AATATATTTGCTAACATTGCTGAAATTAATCCTATTATTAAATTAATCATATCTTTTTTTCCTCCCTTAATTTTTGAAACTTATCGTGAATATACGAGTTTTTATGATATTCCTTTGTATAGACATCATATACTTCATGTAATCGCTTTATTTCTTCTTCACTTAAAGTTTTACCACTATCTATTTTCCCAAACGTTGTGACTAGAAAATTTTTGCAATCAGATACTCCTATCTTATCAATTTTATCGATTAATTCTCTCCGATTACTTTCAATTTTTTCTAGTAAATCTTCATTTTTCTTTACAACCTCTGCGTTTCGCATATCACTTTGTTTTGAAATCCATGTTTGAGCAATAACCCCAATTGTTGAAATTATTGCCACAATTATTGCAACCATTTTTATCACCTTCCTACTCTATTACTTCGACAAAAATATATCCTGAACGAACTCTACCTGCTGTAGGATTATTATATTGAAAATTTAAATGTATGAAATCATTTTCTTTAACTTCTATACATATTGGACTAATTGGAATTGCACTAAAAGACGAACCCATACTATCTTCAATATATTCACTAATTATTTCTTCATTTTTTTTGATATAACCAAAAAAATAGCCTGCGTTCATACTTTCGCCAAAAAGTTGAGCTGATAACAATATTTTTTTTACACCCTTTTTAATTCTTATCCCATTAATTTCACAAGATATTTTATTTGTTGTTGTCTTCGGTTTTTCCCATGTCATATCTAAAAAAGGGCTTCCTAAAAATTGAGGTGTTTTTGTTGCTGAAACAAATTCTCTTTTTACATTAGGATATACTTTTTCTTCTCCCACTTTAAATTGGACTTCATTGTTTGTTTTATCAAAGTCTAGTCCTTTTAATCTTGTATTAATTAAGTCATTTATTCCTGTTTCACTTGATAGTCTATCTATTGCCTCATTTGTTTTTTGTGTTATTTCATTTATTTTTTGAGATGTTTCGTTTTTAGTATTTTCAATCGCAGTTGTTGAAGCGTTTGTTACTTTTTCTATTTCACTTGTTGCGACTTCCCTTATAAACTTTTCATTATTATCTTGCATTAAATTAAGAGAAGTTGCATTTACAGGAGTATCTGATTGATATTCAATATTTTCAGTATCATCTTGTATTTCAAAAACTATATTTTCGTTTGTAGTTGTATTTTTTAATACTATTCTTCTTGGATTTTTCTTAACTGTGTCTTTCCAAAGTATTTTTTCTAACATATTCTAATTCCTTTCTTAATTCTTTTATTTCATTTTTTGATTGTTCTAATTCATTTTGCAATGCTTTTAAACAAGTCAACATATATTTATCTAAAACATCGCTGTCGTATTTTTTAACATTTATTAATTTGCCTTTTTTATCTTTTTCACAATTGAAATCTATTTCTTTTTTATTAACTATTGCTTTTCTTTCTTCTAATTTAAAAAAATCATTATTATCATATTTTTCTATTTCATCAATCAAAAATCCATATTGGTTAAAATCTTTATAAATACCATATTTATATTCATAATCATATATATTTATATTTTTAAGTAAATTTAGTGCTTTATCATATCTCTTAGATGTAAATTTTTTAATGTGTTTTTTCACACTTTTGCTTGAAGATAGTCCCTCATCGGTTCTAACTTTTCCATTAGAAAGACCACCACCCCAAGCATATATTGTTCCTTTTTTTGCCTCAAGTTCTATGTTGTCATATAGAGACTTTATTAAAACTTTATTTGCGGCTTCTATGTTATTTAAATGTACTGTCCCATAAAGATACGATTGTTCGTTACACACAAGTCGCTTTTCTGCTACTAATTCATATGAAATAAGTCCGCCAGAAGCTCTTATTCTACCACCATCTTTGTTAATTCCTAGTCCATTTAAGTTGACGCCAGCATTACCTACATTTAACCCTGATACTTCTGGATGTACAAAACCAGTCCCAACTCTTAAATATCCACCATTTACACCTATAACAAGCTGACCACCGCTAATTTTTCCGTTACCATATAAACCATTTTGATTTATATTCCAACCGCCAATAGTTCCTGATGTAGCATTAATTGTTCCATTAAATGTTCCATTATTGGCCCAAACATTACCATTATTATCAACTCTAAAATTAGTACTTATTATATTCAGATTTTCAGTTGTTAAGTTGAATATTTTACCTCTAAAATCTAGTTTATTTGCTTGTATTCCTATTTGTTCTGGTGATTGATTTATTTTAGAAATTATCTCGTTATTTCCTACTTTTTTGCTAACTTCTAAATTAATACTATCAGCAGTTGTTTTTATTTCTGATTTTAACTCAACTCTAGTCGCAAACACATTATTCAAATCATTATCTAGTGCATATTTTACATATACCCTGCCTCGTTGATTTAATATTCTAACTTCGTTTTCTCCTCTAAATAATTCTATTTTTTTATTAGAATATAATTCTTGAACTTCACTTTGAGGTAATAAATATGTTTCTCCTAATTTATTTATTCCTATTTTTTTAATAAGATATGCTTTACCATCTTTAATTGAAATTAAATCGCTTATTGCACCTTTAAAATAAAGTCTAGATTGCATTTCAAGCTCGTAAAGTTTTTTCTTATCATTTTGCTTTATTTCTATAATATATTTCATCAACAATTACCTCTAGGGAATGTATCATCACTTGGAAAAATAAAATCAGATGGATAAAAATTATTAAATATTTCTATATCTTCTTTTATTACAAATTCTATTGCATCTCTTTCTAATGCTTTATCAATTGTGATGTCATATCCTCCCTCAACTTCCTTTTCTAATTTTGTTGTATTTGATACTTGTAGAGTTAGTCCGTCTAAATTTTGAGTTATTTTTGTTATTTTTTTAGAGTTTTCTTCCTCTTTTTCTACAAGACTTTCTATTTTTTGATTAACGTGATCTATTTTAAGCTCTGTTACTTTAACTTTATCTTTTATACTCCCAGCAATTTTATAATCAGTTTTTGTTTCTTCTTGAGAAATACATTTAATTGTACTTTTAATTCTTGAAGTTCTTTCAATATCTAAAATAACAAGTCTTACTTCATTGTTGTTTCTATCTTTAACTTTAATTACATCATTTAATTCAAAGATAAATCCATCAGTAAAATTTTCTAATGTTATAGGTTGATAATTAAAACCAATTATATTATTTGCTACTTCTCCTATTATTTCTCTTCTTATTAAATCAACAAATCCATTATCTAATATCTTATATTCTTCTCTATTTTCGGTTAAATCTATAGGATATACTATATCGTCTTTTATTCCATCTTTTCCTAAAACAACAGTATTAATTGTTTTTGATTTTTCTTCGCTTATTTTAGAATATCTGCTTCTTTCAACTACATAATTAGTTTCGGTTTGCTTTTTAATTTCTAATTTCCCATCATTATTAAAAAAAGCAATTGCTCCACCTATTTCTGCAAGTTGTGCAATTACTCCTCTATATGTAATATTTTCTTTAAAATTAGGTTGAGAGAATTGATAATTACTAAATGGAAAAATTGTATTAGCAAGTTCTAAATTTAATCGTGTACATATATCTTTAACAATTTCTAATCCTGTATGTTTTATTCCCCAATTAAGTGAAGTTTCGTATTTAGCATTTAAAAATTGTGTTTTGTCTTGAACACCTTTAAAATTTATAGTTCTAGTTGTAATATTAGTCTCAACATTTTCTTCTTGTGGTATAAATATACCCTGTTTAACCCATTCAATTTTATTATCAAAATATAATCCTAGATAAACTTCTATTTCCTTATTTATAAAATCAATGTCATTATTAAAATTATGTATTTCAAAATCAATCGTTTTGGTTGGGAAACATCCAATAAGAATACTTGATTGATGTTTAATTTTAGGAAATGTTTTTAATACATTTCCTAAATATTCAACACCATTAACAACAATTTTTGATTTAGGCGATAAACTTAAATTATTTAGTTGATTCCTATATTCATTGCTTACTGTTATCATATGCTATCCACATCCATTTGGATAAATCTAATTTGAAAAGGTTGTGCAACAAATTCATCATTAATTAAATAAACTTTAATAGGGTCAGATTTTATATACATATACTTAGTTACTCTTCTATTTTCCATAATATCAAAATAATTAAACATACAACTTTTTTTCTTTAATAATTTTAAAACATTGGATAAATTATCACCTTTTAATCTATTTGAATCTTCAAAATCACAAAAAACTTTGTTAATCATTCCTATAACATCTCTATTTAATGAACCATCATCATTTCTACCAGAATTTTCACTATCCTGTTGGGAAAATTCATAACTTATATCATCAATTAAATATGTGATTCCATCAACTTGTATTTCATATTTATTCATATTACACCTCCAATAATACCTCACCAGCCTCTAACTGTGTTTTATTTATTTTTTTGATAATAGTTCTACCATCTTCATATCTAACATATATATTTAAATCTATATTTGAATTTTTATCATTCATAGCATCTTTAACTGCTTTATAGGTTTGTTCGTATATTTTACTTTCTGGGGCTACAATTTCACCTTCACGTTTGTTATCTCCGACTATTGCAAGTCTTGGATTATTAGCTTCTAAATAGCCACCTTGTGCTAACATAGGTATTTGCGGAGTTGGAATTGTTGGTAAAAAATTAAAAGGTTTACCTCCTAATATATTTATATTTTTTAGTTTATTTAAAGCCCCATTTATCCCTTTAAAAGGTATTGAAACTACATTGTTAATTCCTCTTATAATGCTGTTTACTATTATTTTAAATGCATTTACTATTCCATCTTTAATACCATCAAATATCTTTCCACCTGCTGAGAATACATTTTTTACAGCTTCCCAAGCATTACTGAATGTATTACCAAAAAAAGATGCAACCGTACTAAAAACTGATTTAATTCCTTCCCAAGCATTACTTGCACCATTTTTTAATCCATCCCACACTCCTTTAAAAAAATTAGATATAGGTTGTACTACACTCTGATTAAACCATTCTGCAACTGTATTCCAAACTGATTTAATTCCATCCCAACAAGAAATTGCAAAATTTTTAACATTATCCCAGTGTTTAACAAGGAGAACAATTATTGCTATTAATCCTACTATTGCTAATATAACTAATGTAATTGGGCTTGTTAATACTGCCATTGCCGCATTAAATGCCCATGTTGCAGCAGTTCCTATTCCAGCTACAATATTATATGCTGCCATATAACCATTAATTAATAGCCATGCCACCCCTTGCTTTATTAAATTAACAGTTGTGCTAACAATACTAACTATAAAATCTTTTGCGTATAAAGCTGTTAAATACATTGTTTGTAATTTATCAGCAACCTTAGCACCAGTAACAGCCCATAGAGCGGCAGCTAAGTCTTTTAATAAAACAATTAATCCCCCTGACATCTGAATAAACCCCATAAGTTTAGTTATTTCCCATGCTGCAAAAAAGGCAACTACACTATTTGTCATCAAGTCTACAGTATTTTTATTTTTATCCATCCATTTACCTATTTTATCTAAAGCGGATGCTATTCTATTAATTGTTTCTATAAATAAGTCAGCAGTAAAATTAGTTAACGGTTTTAACAAATTATCCCAAATAGGTTGAAATATTCTTCCGAAACTTTCTATTAAGGGATTTGCAACTCTCAATGCTCCAGCAAATAAATTAAAAAATGCAGGTAATGCATTTCCTATAGTCCATTTTGCAATAGGTACTAAAATATTAAAATAAATCCATTCCAAGCCTTTACCTAAAGTATCAATTATAGGAGATACTGCTGTTTTTAAATTATTAAATGCATTTATCAAATTATCAAATGATATATTTTTAAGTGGCTCTATATACTTCATTATTTTTGAAATAGTGCCATCAATTGCTGATGATATATTACCATCACTTGCTTCACTTATTCCAATTTCTGTTGATGGAGCACTTATACCACCTGAACCTCCTGTACTATCATCAGAGGAATCTATTTGTTTTGTATTTAATACATTGATTTCATCTACTCCAGCAAATGCTTTATGTATTTCTTTTGCTGCTTTTTGAGCAGATTTACCAGTAGATGCAATGTCTCCAGCGGTTTTAACTGCTGAACTACCAATTTTATTTATACTATTATTTGTTTTACTTACAACATCAGGAAATGATATACCAAACACTTTAAGAAGAGAGCTAATTCCCTTAAAAAAGTTAGTTATCGTTGCTAAACAAGCATTAATAATAGGTATAAATGCACCAACTAACGGTGCTACTACTTGCCCTACTGCAACTTTCAAATTAGTAAATGCCATATTTAATGTTTGTACTCTTCCACCAAATGTTTTTGTATATACTGCAGCATCTCCAGTTTGAAATTTTGTTTCTGCAATTATTCCATTATATTCAGCTTCAATCTTTTGTGCCTGTGTCATTGCTGAAGTTGTTGTATTATGAGCCCTAGCCCAATCTTCCCACATTTTTGCTACATTTTTAGTTACTCCAGCATTATCAACAAGAATTGAATTTTCATTTTTAAGACCTTCAGTTGCACTTTTTACAGCTTCTCCTAATCCGTAAGATGATTGTCTTCCAAATGATGCACTATCTTTTAATGCTTTCATTGTATTTTCTATTTGTGAAGTATTATATCCTCTTGAAAGCAAATTTTTATATGATGTTACTGCTTCTTCTACTGATACAAGTCCATCTTTTGTATAATCTGTAATAAACTTTTGTGCTGTTGCAAAAGACTTACCAGACCCACTTACAATTGAATTAAGTCCAGTCCATGCTGATTGCATCTTGCTTGCTTGTTCTACCGCTTTAGAACCAAAGTCAACTACCGTTTTTACTGCAAAAGCACCTGCTATATAAGCCCCTATCTTAGCCATTGATGAGGCAAAAATATTTTGAGCGTCATTTGATTTTGTTTTGATACCTTTATCAAATTTGCTACTATTCAGTTCTAAATCCATATATACAGAACCTACACTCTTTGACATAAAATCTCCTTTCTACCCAAACATTTTTGAAAATATATTATCAATCTCTTTATTTGATAATTCTTTATAATTTGTTTGAGATTTATTTTTACGTTTAAAATCAAACCATTCTCGTCTGATTTCTTTTTCTTTTTTTGTCATTTCTTTTATTCTCTTCGGGTCAGTTTCTGCTCGAATAGATACAGTGTATCCCAAAGGTGTATCTCCATTTATTCCAATAAGTAATTGTCTAAATTCTGTACATGATATTTTTTCGTATTCGTGATACAGTCTAATTCCATATTGTTGAGCAAATGAAGAAACAATTAAGTCCCAATCATAGTCTTTATCATAAAAACTATCTGGGACTATACGTTTTTTTCTGCTAATTCTTTTAATTTGTTAGGGTCTTGTCCTGTAATTGCTCCCATAACGCAAAAAGACAAATATATATTCTTTTCAACTGGTAAATCTAACTTTGATATTTCTAAAGCACTTTCTTTGCCTAGTGCTAGTTCATACACTTTTTCTCTTTTTTCTATATCTGTTAATTCATTATTTTTTTGTATTTCTTGAATTTTATCAAAAATTGATTGTCTATCATCTACTGTATATAATTTATCCCCTATTTTTAATTGTGGATGATTGTCTCCACTTAGTATTTCTTTTGTTATTCCAGTATCTATAATTCTCATATTAATTTTCCTTTCTTATAAAAAATAATGGGAGAGACATTTAAATCCCTCCCATAGTAATTCAGCTTACGAAGCAGGAGTAAATTTTGGCTTTCCTTTTCCTGTCAAATCTCCACTAAGTGGTACTACATCTGTAGCCTCACCTAAAATGTCATTTAATCCTACAATTGCTGTAAATTCTAATGTAGCACCATTTGGAAATTCAACTTTAAAATCTGCTTCTGCTGCTTTGCCAATGTTTAATCTTAAACTATCAATATAATCGTTTCCTACATCGCCTAAAGTTCTTTTTCCTTTAAAAGAACCGCTAAAAGCTTTACCAGTTAATAAAGCATTTTGCCACCCTCCATCAGTTATTGAATACCATTTTTTAGTATCATTTTCTATACTTAATCCAATTTCTTCAATGTCTGCTATAGTTACATAACTATTTTGCACCTTCACTTTGAAAACACATTCGCTCACTGCGAATTGTCCTGCTGTTAATTTAGCCATTTATATCTCTCCTTTCAATATATAAATCTAATTCTATTGAGTATTCATAAATATTATTATCATCAGTTCCTAAGTTAATAGGTTCTTCCGTATTCATTATTACAAACACTCTTTTTCCATTAATAAAAAAAGTTCTCTCTTCAAAGAACTCATATATTTCTTGTGCTTTAATTTCAGCACTATCTTGATTTTTAGTATATCTTAATAAAATTGTAATAGGTTTAATGTAAGTTGTTTTATTTTGCTTCCCTCCAACAACTGTACTATAAGCTAGTTGCCTTTTAGAATTATAAAAACAAATCATTTTATCTTTATTGTTATCAATTTTACCTATAGAAATTGCTTCATTCCATTTAAACTCAGTTTTAAAATAATCTTTTATCTGCCTAAGTGTTATCTTCATTTTTTCCCTTTCATAAATCTCATAAATACATTAATAGGATATGCTTTTTTATTACCGTTAATATACGGTTCAAACCACATACCTCCAGCATTTGGATTCTCTTCTTTTTTAAAATTATATTCAGGGTGATAATAAAGTCTTCTTGCATAAGGTGTATCGTATACAATTGATACTTTACCACTTTTTACTTTGCTATCATCAACAAAACCACTTCTATTTTGAAGTTGACCTGTGTCAAACGGCAATGTTTGGCTATTAGTTAAATCAGTTTTAATTGCATCGGCAGTCTTTTTTAACACCCGATTACAATCACTCTTAACTAATTGTATATTACCTAAATTTAATTTTACTCTAACTTTATTAGCCATTATTTCAACTCAAATTCTGTATGATGAATTGTTCCATCTGGATTTCTAGGCCTATAACCTGTGTAAATTTCATAAGATTTATCATTAATAATAATTTCGCCATCACTTACATTTTTTAAATTAGGAGCTATATCTCCTTTAACAATTACTTTTCCAAGTAAAGTTATTTCTTTACCATCAGAACTAATTATTCTTTTAGATTTTTCACTAAAAATACATTTTTCTTTTATTTCTAAATTAGAAATAGGTTCTCCATCTTCACTAATTCCATCACTATACAATTTAATATTGCAATCAGTTTTTAATAGCCAATCTGGAAATGGTATTTTTTGTATTCTTTTAGCCATTTATTCTACAATCCAATCCAGTCTGATGAATAAGTTCAAAAGCTCTTTCATTCATATTAATTCTAGAGGCATAAGACTTATTTTTATCGTTGTTTACACTTACAGATATATCTAATACACTATATGAAGAAATATCGCTATTTTCATCATTATTAAAGCCGTTTTTAGATATATATTCTGCTTGTTCGCATATTGCTTCACTTATCTTTTCTTTTTGAAAATCAGTTAAATTTTCAAATCCTATATTTTCAATTCTATTAAATGTTATACTATCAATTTTTTCTTGTGCTAATTTCAGATATTTTTCAATATTTTTATTAGTAAGTAATTCACCCTTAAAATTATCAAAATAATATCTTTTATCAATATAAAGAGTCATAATATCACTCCTTTACTTTTTCATCTTTTTTTAATTCCTTAATTTCTTCTTTTACTTCTTCAAAATTAGGGTTAGACCTTAATTTTTCAATATAAAATATTAAGGTCTCTTCCACAATTTCGTTAGTAAGTTTATTCCTAAACTTTACCATTACTTATCTTCCTTTTCAGTCTTTACTTCAGAAGTTTTTTTATTTTCTAATTCTTCTTTCTTATTCTTTTCAGTCTTTACTTCATATCCTACAGTTTTCATTATTAAGCCTCTTTGTGAGATACATAAATACCAGCTGTTTTATTTTCATAAACATCAGCAAGTCCGTATTTTCTATATCCAAATTTCCAAGCATCTGCCTTTTGATTTTGTTCTGGTGTTACTACTTTTGGTGCAGTATGTTTGTTATATTGTAATACAGCAGATTTTTCTACAATTAAGAAGTTGATTTCTTTACCATCTGTAGCTTTTTTATATCCACCTTTTTCTTCTCCACTTGTCTTACCATCAAGCATATTTATTGCAGTATAAAATCTTGATTGTGGTACTTCAATAACATCTGTAAATTTATTTAACACTTCTTTTGATTTAGTTGTATCCATATCATCTACTAGACCTTTTAATGTTGGTGTAATAAATAAATATCTATTTTCAGAAGATACTTCTTCTTCATCCATTTTTGTATTAGCAACTCTTAAAGCTGCCACTACTTCAGCTCCAGTGTTTAATGTTTCACCTTTTTTAGTATCTGCTTCTTTTGAATACACTGCAAGTCTAAATGCGTCTCCTTCTGGTGCTACTTTTGTACGAATAAATTCGCTTGAAAGTTTTCCATAAGCAAGTCCTGCTGTTTCTTCATCATCCATACTATCAATCGTAAACATTCTTCCACGTTCATAGTTAAATTTAACTGTTTCGTTTTTGAATGTTACATCTCCATCAGTATAACCGCTATTACGATCATAATTTCCTAATCCATCCATATCAATTTTAGGAACTATAATTTCATCTGCGTTTGCTCCTTCTTTTGCTAATGTTTCATCACTATCTAACACACTTGTTAGAGCTGCTTTTTTGTATACCTCATCTAAAAGAGGTACATATTTTTTAAATTTTTGAATATTATTTGCCATTTTTTATTCCTCCTTTTTGGCTATTTTAATCCCATAATGCTTTTCATTTTATCCAAGTCATTATCTTTTTCATCTTCCTTACCATCTCCACCAATTTTAAAACCTATTTTTTCTTCTTTCTTAGTACTTAATAGTTCAGGAAAATCTTTTAAGACTTCTTCAATTTCAGTTGCTAATTTGCTACTATCAATTGTTCCATCTTCTTCTAATATGTTAGATTTATTTATAAGTCTAACTGCACGTTCAACTTTATTTTCGCTAATACCTTTTCTTAATAAAGCATTTTCAATCTTTCCATTTACAATTTCTACTGTCGCTTTATTTAACTTATCAGTAAGTTCTTTTGATTTGTCATCAGAAGTTTTATTTTTTTCTTCATCTTCACGTGCTTTTGCTAATATTGCTTTTGCTTTTTCAACATCTTCAATCCCTAAATCTTTTAGTTGTTTTGCTAAAGCTTTATTAACATTTTTTGTACTAATTCCGTTAACTTCTTCATCAGTGTATGTTTTTACTGATTTTTTATTATCTTCTTCAGTACCTTTCTTGCTATCATCAACATTATTTGTTGATGTAACATTATCGTTTGCATTTTCTTCCCCACTTTCTGCAAATAATTGAATATTTAGTGGCATAAATTTAGAATCTTCCATAATTCTACCCTCCATTTCTTAGATATGGTCATCTATTCCTTGTTTTAAGTTCAAGCAAACTAAATGGTTTACTGACATATTTAGGTCAAAGAAAAAGCACATATTACTATGTACTTCTAGTGCTATTAAGCACTGTGAAAATAATATAAAGGTTTATTAGCAGTAGTCTTCAATAGGATTGCAAGTATGAACTATGCTATTTACTTGCTTTATCACCTTTTACCCTAATATTTTTATATTGTTTACACACTACTTAATAGTAGTATTGACTTTTTTCTTAATATAGTGTATATTTATATTGTAATTACAAAGGAATTAGTCCTCGTACGCTAACGATTGAAAAAATCGGTATGGGGGTTAATTCCTTTTTTATTTTCTTTGTAATATTTTGTATATTTTATTATCCTTGATTATTATTGTTTTATTTAAAAATTGCCTATCTTTACTACCATAAATTCTATTCATTATATTATTTAATATTTCATCAGTATAATCTGAATTTATAATATTTAATATGACATTTTCTGTTTGGCCTTTACTTTTTCTTATTGCATTATCAATAGTTTTTTCATTATATTTAATTATATCTTTTAAATCCCACTTTTCACCATTCCATAAATAATCAGGTGTTCTTATGTCTTCAGGAACATTAACTCTAGGGTACATAAAAATTTCGCCACCAAATTTATTTTTGATAAATTCAGCAATTTCTTTTTCATGCTTTGAATAATCTAAAACTATTTTTTTACCATCTACATTATATAATTTTCCATCTATATTTATTTCCATTAAATATTTAATTTTGTGACTATTAGGAGTTGCATTTTCAAACATTTCTTTAGTTATATCTTCATAATAATATTTTTTATCGTAAACATTTGCCGCTATATAAATATTTCCATCTTTAGAAGATATGTTTTTTATTTCAAAATGTTGATTTCTTTTCAACAGAACTTCTTTTTGTGGATTATCTGCTAAATCAAGAAAATCTAAATTTCTTCCTTTGACATTATCCTTTATATTTAATTCCAACACTATTGGCTTATCACTACCACTAAATGAACCCCATTCTTTAGCAATGTTATAATCTTTTGTTGTACTTACAAATCCTTCATCAGTAAACTCTCTTAATTTACCGTTTAATGTTTTAGTAGCACTATTTACAACTAGATTTTGATTGCTATTATAAACTAAATACTCTTTCAAATCTTCATACTCATTTTGCGAAATATTAGGAAATATAGCACTAGCATCTACAGACCTATATAATTTTTTATCAGAAATAATATTATCAGTTGCATTATCTAAATCTTTTATTAATTGATTATCAAAATCAGTCATTTCTCCCATACGTTCTATAGGGTTGTTTCTGTTTCTTAAATAATCGTTTATATACATGCCGTCGCCTTGAACATAATATTGTAATGCATCTTTACTGTCTTTTGATAATTCATTAATAGGCTTTTTATCAATTAATAACTCTTCTTTTTTATTAATCAAATCTTCTTTTCTTTCTGCAAACTGTTGAATATTTAAAGGAGATATAGAACCTTTTTCTAATCTTTCAAATCTTTTTATTTGTCTCTCATAATAAAGCTTTTTTTCTTTATTAAGACTATGATCATCTTCGTGTGAATTATCTTCTATTTCATCATAACTTATTCCTTCTAATTCAGGGTAATATGTTGGTAGTCCATGTCTACAATTAGGGTGAAATAAGCCTTTTTTCATTGCTTCACTCAACAATGGATATTTGCCATCTTCTTTTGTTCCTCCACTATAGACATCATCTATTAATACTTTTCCTTGCCAAGGCTGACATAGCTTACAAGTGTGATTATGCTTAGATACTATTACAAAAGGCTGATTAATACTTTTCCTAAACTCTCCTTCTCCCATTAATTGAGCTCTTTGATTGGCAGTTCTTACGGCCATTTGTGCATAACTTGCAATATTAACTCTTTTACCATCAGCATACTCTATACAATTTATTCCGCCATTTAAAAAACTTTCACTAACTTTGTCTATTGCATTCATAGTCAGTTTTTTTTCGTTAATTTCTTCTATTGCCATCTTTGTTGTTTGTTCTTCTGTTTTAACTCCGTTGGCAACAAAAAAAGCACTCTTATGAATGATTTGTCGATATTCATCATTAACCATTCTTAAAACTGCTCTATTTGCTTTATTTAAATCATTATTAACAACTTTTATTAAAGAATTAACCTTTCTATCATTTATCTTAAAAAATGTCTTATTTAGATTTTTATTTTCTTTATTTATACCCAAAAGTGTATAACTTATCAACTGTTTATTAAAACTTTGCTTAAATTCTTCTTTCAAGTGATTTGATATCTCTTTATCTAACCCTTTAATATAACTATTTAATATTGTTTTATTTTCTCTTTGATATCTTTTTAACTCTTTTAGTTTTTCAGCCTGCCACTGAGTATATTTAAACCCAGTCTTTTCTTCTTCTAGTAAATGTCTTGAAAGATTACGTTTCATTGAATCAATTATTTCAAGTTCCATTTGTTCATATAATTCTTTAATTTTATAATCGTTCAAGACTTATACCTCCTTAATTATTTAATTCATCTTCTAAAATGATATCCTCATTAATTGACGGTTCTCCCATGTCAGTTATGCCTTTTTCTTCTTTTATTCTCTTAACTTCTCCTTTTTTCCACTCCTCATCTTTTGTATCTCCCCAAAGTTCTTCAACTTGTGCTTCAATACTCATAATATTTGTTGTTGCTGCTTTACTTACTGTTTCTATTTGAGCTTCAAAAGATGGATTAGCATATCCACCGAAGGTCGGGTCTACCTCTATATCGCTTATAGTCTTCTTATCCATTGTATCCTTGACTTTAAATATTTTATCAACGAGTTCTTTAGTGACATTAGATAAGACACTTACTATTTCTGCTCTTCTATAAAGAGTTGTTTTTTCTTTCTCTCTTTGTGCTTCTGCATTATCTAATTTTTTAACATCTATTCCTAATGTAGATGGGCTAATTAAACCTTGTAAGCACTGGTCCAATGCTGTTATATAGGTAGATAATAAAGCTTCATGTTGTATTTGTCCTTGCGTTGTTTGAATTTGATTTTTAGCACCCTCACTCATATCAGTTTCTGTCGATATAAAACTAACATCAAAATCATTTCTTTTTAATATAAGACCAGTTTTAGGGTCTCTAGGAAGTAAACTTTCAGGTATATATTCTTTTAATTGCCCTTTTCTTATTGCAAGCATCCATTGACTCCAGACTTCATCATAAGAATCAAATACATCTATTTTATTTTCAAATATTGATTTACCTCTATCTTTAAACTTTTTACTATCATATATTTTAAAATTAACAGCCATCATAAATTTATTTGTATTTTCAACATCAGTATATTTATTTAATTCTTCGAAATCTCTTATATTTACTTGTTTACCATCTTCATTTTCTAAGCTGAACGTTATACCATCTTTAGAATATCTTTCTTTTAAGAGATATTTCTTTTTATTTATTATTTTTTTAGTTTTAAAAATATAAGCAATTATTCTTCCTCTTTCAATCTCATAATCAACTCTAGAACCTTCATAAAATTCAACAATAGGATATTCACTTATATTTGTATCAATAGATATTTTAAACACCCCATCTCCTTCAACGAGAACAGTTTTTAATGAATTATTCATCAACTCTTTCAATTTGATTTCTTTATTCATATCGTCCCACTCTTTTTGTCTGCTTGTAACATTAATTATGTCTAAATCATTAGTAGAGATACTTGCTAGTGTATCAACAATCATTGCAGGTAGTCCCGTGTGTATTTTTCTTATTCTATTGCCTATTGTAGATTTGGCAGCCCAAAAACTTTTATTGCCTAAATCATCATCTAATTGACTATATAGTTGTTCTAATTCATTTGCTTCACCTCTATACCATATATTATTTATAAAAGCTTGTCCCTCATAATTAGTCTTTTTCTTAATGCTAATCTGAGTACTATTTGCTTCATTTATTTCTAACCAGTTTTTTATCATGTCTTTAATCACTCCCATCATTCCACATCCTTTACTTTAATTAATTCTTTTATTATGTTCCAATTACCTATTTTTTCTTTATATGGTAGCCATGCATATTGACAACCTTGAATATAATGGTCGTTTCCATCTTCTAACTTACCATCTTCTGTAAAACTATATCTATCAGTTTCTTCTAAGTATTCTTTATTTGTTTCTTCTACAATTAAAAAATCGTCAGTTTTTAACCACGATTGTTGCAATTGAACCCTTGTCAAATTAGGTGTTTTTTTCCATGCTCCTATAAAATTATAAATGCACCCCACTGTTCTTTTATATTTCTTCGCTTCTGCTATTGTTCCACTATCTGCACTATCTATAAATATATTTAATGCAAATCCCCAGTCATTTTTGCAATCTTCAGCAAACTCTACTAATTTAGGTATTACATCGCTTGGAGCAAACGGAATGTTTCTATCTTTATTGTTAAATCCTTTTGATTTTAATAATATACACTTTCTATCTTCTGTTATTCCTATTAAGTTAAATGTTAACTTATCATGCGTTTTACTACTATATGAAGTATCACAGCCAATTGAATATATGATATAATTTCTCTTTATTTTCGGATTTTTTTCTTCCCAATCTTCAAACAATGATTGTTTTATCGATATTAAATTTTTTCTTTTTATATCAAAAACAAGTCCAGTTGCTTTACCACGTAATCCTAAAATCTTGTTTTTATACATTTTTGTTCCCGGAGATAACATATTTTTCTTTTTTTCTATTTCTTCTATACTTAAAGATTTATTATCTTTAAATGTAAAATACCAGTGTAACCAACCTTTTATATGTTGCTCATTTAATTCTTTTAATAATTCTTTAGGATAATCTTTTACATATTTTTTTAATGGCCTACTCTTATTTATATATTCTTTATAAATTGGAAGATTAGGGTCATCAGGATTTAAAGTAGCCATAAGATAATCACATCTATGAGATATTTCTCTTACAAACTCCATATCAGCGATATTAACTTCATCTATAAAAACACATCCGATTTGTCCCCCTAAAACTTTAGTCCATCTCTTTTTATCATCATATCCTACTATATATATGATCTTAATCCCATTGTTTGTATGATATTCTATATGAGGAATAGATACATTACCAGTTCCGTTACCGTTATATTTTGTTAAACCTTTAAATTGTTCTAAAATCCCTAATTCAGAGTTGATTATATTTTTTTCTGTTGTGCCTTTATCAGCACCAGCTATAATATGAAATTTCTTTTTATTATTTGAAACTAAACACATCCATTTAAAAATAGATATTGTTGTTTTCCCTGAGGCCGTTGTTCCCTCTAAAAATTCACAAGTACCTTTTACGCTAAGAAAAGTTTTGTTTTTTTCACTAAGAATCAACTTCGACATCTATTTCTTCAACTACTTCCTTAATTTGTTTAGCAACACTATCTATGGTACTCATTTGAGTAATTATAGGATTATCTTTATCACCAGACAAACGAATATCTTGAATATAATCTCCAGTCATTTTATTCAAAATATTAATTGCTTTCATTTTAGTTGTAACATTTGCTTCTATATCTACAGTATCAGCTTCACCATCATTAAAAAATACTTGCTTATCTTTTATTTCTCCGTAGATGACTTTTGTAAGCCATTTTTTTCTTTCTATAGCACTCATAATAGCTTCGTCTTCTGATTTTTTTATAATTTCATTGTATCTAGCCAAAATCTCATCAGAGTTAAAGAGTTTAGAAGCTTTGTTGTCTACTGTTTCAGGTTTCCATTTTTTACTACTTGGAAATGCGTCAAGATATGATCGTCTTTGGCTCATGCCCTTTACCATATTTTGAACAAATCTTTCTTGTTTGGGTGTTAACATATATCCTCCTCTATATTAAAGCAAGTAGTGCTAGTGATAATCCTATTGTTTTTATATCTTCATCTTCACTTTCTGCTATCAATCCTAAAGAAACTACTATTATCATTAATCTTATTACTATACTAATCATACTTGCTCCTTTATTTCTATGTTAATTTCTAATGCAATGTATTTATGTTCTTTGTCTTTATCATTTAGATAATCGCATATACTTTGTGCTAAATCTTTGCTACTAAACTCTATTGTTTCTTCCATTATTGTTGTTACACTTACATTTCTTTTGCTTATATAACATAAGTAAGCATAGTTATTATCTCCTTGTTTGTAACCTATTAATATTTTTTTCATTTTTCTTGCCTTTCTTTTTATTTGAGTTTTCTATTTCCTTTTCACATTGTAGTTGTCTTGGACAAAACTTGCATATTGCATCATACTTTATACAATATTTTAATATCTTATCTTCGCTCATCATCATGCTTTATGAGACTTATTAATATTGCTGATAATGAATATATTATTATTCCTAACATTATTAATATAGTTAATGGTAAATATATTATTATTCCTAACATTATTATTATTATTTTTAATATAGTTTCCATATCTCCTACCACCTTTTTTTATATTCTTCTTTTATTAATATCTTCCCTTTAGAAGTTTTGTCTTTTGAATGTTCTTTCTCGAACTCTTGCAAGATATATTCTATTATTTTCCTTTGTTCCATTGTAGGTTCACTTTTCTGATTGTTAATTACTTGTAGTAGTTTGTTTAATACAATGTATTTTTCTAAGTCCTTGCACTCTATTAAATGGAGATAACTATGTGAATTTCTTACAAGTAAAGCCCCATTTTCTATAGTCTCTTTTCCTCCATACTCGCGTTTTATAATGTGATGATACGTTAGGTCATGTTTTACAAGTTTATAATTCAACCAGTCTAAATTACTTATAGGTTTATAAATTTTTAGCATTTTAATTACTATTTTCTTCATATCTATAACCTTTAACATAAAAAAAGAGACATTTTTAGTCCCTTTAAGAAATAGAGAATTACTCTAAATTCTCACAATACTATTTTAACATATAAAAAGTGCTCAAGAGTGCTCATTTTTATTTTTTACATAATTATTATATAAACGCCTTGCTGTTGCTTTACTGCAATATACTTTTTTTGCTATTTCATTCCATGTTAGAGGGCGATATTTATTATCAATATGTATTATTACATCTTCTTTGTAATGTACTATTAATTTTGTTGTTTCATTGTATTTACTTAGCCGTTTTAACTCTCTCTCTTCGTAATTTATTAAATTATTTAACTCTTCTTCTATAATAAGTCTTCTTTTAATTAATTCTTCTTCTTTTATGAATTTATCAATTGTTATATCTTTATAATTTAATTTATCTACCGAAATATCAGAATATTTAATTCCTTTTATCTCAAATATCCTTTTTATTTCAGCATTAATATATTCTAATTCATTATTTAATTCTTCTATTTTATTGTGCAACTCTTTTAATTTCATTTCCCCTCCATACTACTAAATTGTTATTGATAGTTTATTATTTAAATTTTGGCCATATTTCCGTCATTATTTCCGTTATTTTTGAATTTTCTAACGTACTTAAAGGTAATAAGAAATAAAACGAACTAATTTCTTTTGTCTGATAATAATAATATATTCTTTTAATTATTTCATTTTCTAAACTAAAATATGGATTGTTA